TACTAGTTATAAGAGCAGTTTCATCTTCTACTTTATAACCATACTCTCGTTCTAAAACTTCAACATCTTGGGCTAATAAACCACTAAACAATCTTTGTTTTTTATGTGTGCCATCAGGTGTTGCATCATCATCATAATCTGACCTCATATCCCATCTATAAGTTACAGGATTTAATTTGTTTACAAAATCAAGTCCCATAGTTAAGGCTTCGACATCTGTTTTATCTCGTTTGTCTGAAGTTACTGTCCAATCCACCTTTATAGCAGCATCAGTAATCGAATTATTACCTAAAACAATATTGTTACTGCCTGTAGTCACTGTAGCTGGTGAAGCAGACCTACCAGCTTCAACACCTAAAAGTAAATTATTACTACCTGAAGTTAATTGTAACCCTGCTTCTACACCAACGCAAGTATTAGTAGCACCAGTGTCTAATGCTCCAGCGGCATTATAACCCACAGCTACGTTATAATCACCAGTGGTGATAGCATCCATTGCTGTTAAACCATAAGCAGTGTTAAATTCTGCGGTACTATCTGTGCCTGATACATCGTGAGTATAAATAGAGCCTGTGTCACCTTGAAAGAAAGGAATACCATTAAAACTAGTAGCAACAATAGTGCTTGATCCAGTTATAGCACCGTCTACTTGTAAGGTAGATGCCATATCTACAGCACCATCAATGTCTACCACATCAAGGTTAGTAGTACCGTCAACATCAAGGTCTGCATTAAAGTCTACATTACCTGCAGCAGATATAGTTTGTGCAGCAATCGTACTACCTGATTCAGCAGTAAATGTATTGGCTGTGATTACAAAATCTTTAGCACCACCAACATAAATATCAATAGTATCATCAGTAGGAGCTTCAATGTAAGTATCACCATCATCATCAAGGATTACTCGACCACCAAACGCAGCAGTATCTATACCTAATTCAACTTTGGTAGGAGTGCCAGAAGCTAAAGAGATACCTGTTAAGTTTACAGTCTGTGTAGTAGATGAGTGTGAAGATGAAGCAATAGTGCCTTCGACCACATTAGCACCACCATCAGTGATTCTAATCTTTCTACCTGCAAAGTATACACCTGAGATGTCAGATGATGAAGTTATAGTAATAGTATCAGCATCACTACGTGCTACTGTATATGTACCATCTCCGTCACCAAACTCAAAGTACCCGTCTCCAAGTTGTTCGTACATGTCTCGCATGTGTCCCATAAGCTCACGAGCAGCATTATTTACGTTACTCGGTGCCATGTTCTCTGCAAAGTTTACTGTCATGTTAGCAGTATTGTTACCCGCAGTTGAACTAAATTTACCTACGCCTGTTCCAGCCATTGTTTTATTCTCCTATTTAATTTTCTTAGTTATTTTATCTACTAGCTTGATATTCATCTCTGCTAGGGTTTATATTAATTGTGTTGAATCTTTGATTGTCTAAGGTATATAATCCTTGATTTTCTTCATCTGATGGATAGCCCAAATTAAACAAATACCCATTTAGTTTTTTTGTTATAAGTTTATTTTCTACTTTATCCGTAGCAAATCTTGCATAATCTTTTGCTATATTTGGATCAAACATAGCCTCATAAAATAAAGCATCAGCTCTTTGTTTGCCTTTAGTTAAAATAAATCTACCAAATATATCACTTGCTATATATCTTACACTTGTTCTACCCGACTCAGCAGCGTAAAATCTTGACATAATAGATGGTATGCTCATACCCATTTGTTGGGTAGCTTCTTGCACTACACCAGGTGTTGTAGTTCCTATTCCTTGTGGCATAGGTGTTCTAGCATTTATAGCGTAAGCATCAGCAATAATGTTTAAATTATTTATATGGTCTGCACTATAAACAGAATTTAAAGAATTCTTGTTTGATTCTAAAAATTGTTTGAATACTGCAGGGTTTAAAGCTGGATCATTTACTTCAAACATAATTTTAGCAACACTTCTGCGTAATGCTTCTTTTTCGTCTGCTGTTTTTAATCTAGCGTTAATTTGTTTCATTAATGCCGGTTGTTTTATAGCTGAAGTTAATAATTTATCAACATCGACTTCGCCCTTCATTATTGGTGACTGCCCAAACATTAATTTTTTAGCTAACATATTGTCTTGTATTAATGCTTTACGGTTGTTAAGTTGTGCTACTCGGTTAGATACAAATGAAATAGCTACTTGACTATCTGTTAATTTATTAAGTATAGTTGGAAATTGTTCTAAAACTTGTTTATTATTGTTAATGTATTTGTTTAATTTTTTGGGATCTAAAACATCATTTGCAAAGGCTGTTTTTCTAACTTTGTCTAATACCACAGATTCAAGTGCAAGGAGAGCATCTGCATCAATTTCGCCACTTGCAGTGTCGGTAAATACTTCTTTAAATTGTTTTGCAGATTGTACGTTTGTTAAAAATGCATCTGCTACTTTTTCATCAGCTATTTTGTATTCTTGAGTTTTGCCAAGTCTTTGTGAGCTATATGCTGCAGATTTTTCAAAACGATTTATAATTCTTTCTTTATAAGCATTTCTAAACATTTTGTATTTATTGCCTAATATTTCAACATTATCGTCTATAAATGTATCAATATCTTTTTTCATCATTGATAAAGTTCTTATCTTTTTTGAACTTGGTGATGCAGTGCCTAAAGCATCAAGCAAATCATCACTTACTCTTTCACGTAAACCTTGTATATCTTTAAATGCAATACTAGATTGTTTAAAATTTTTTACTTCATTGTAAATACTAGGTCTATTAGCAACATCTGCAAATTTAGAATCAGGTGCATACATTTTAACAAAATTTGTTTTAAATTCTGCAAATGATACTGATGCGTTCATGTCAATGTTTAATTGCTTAACGTAATCATTAAAATCTTGTTTAGCTATATTTCTTTTATCTAATAAAATATTTCTAAGTTTTTGTCCTGCTATAGCTGTTTCGGCTATTGGAAAATCTTTTGTTATATCGTCAAGTCTACCACTAGACTTAGCTAACTGTAAATTATTTATATTAGATAAATCATCAAACTTTTTAGTTATTGTGTTTATGACAAACGGAGCTTCATCTCCTGTAGTAGGAAAGTTTTTAGTTATGTTGCCTTCAATAGCTTTTGTATTTTTAATTTTACGTCTTACCAAAGCATCTAATTGTGATCCTGAAGCGTTGTTTTCTAATTCTTTTTGTGAAGCAATTAATTGTGGACTTCCACTTGCTTCTGCAGGAGAAGGAACAAAATCATCACCAATTTGATCTCTTACTTGTTGTGTTCTCCGTAATTGCTCTTGTGCAGCAGGTTCTCCATAAGCTGCAGCAAATCTATCAAAAGTTTCCTTTGTAGCTCTAGCTTCTTGTGCCTTAGTACCAAAATATTCTTTAATCTTGTTACCTGCTCTAACAGCTATGGCCGTTGGAGTTTTTGCTAATACTGTAGTTGCAGCACCAGGTGTTAAGGCACCAACCAGTGGGAAAGTAATTTGTGCTAACTCACTATCAGGTCGTTCTTCTTCTGCAAGACCTTTACCAACGCCAAAACCAGTTGCGGCAGCAGTTTCAGCTACAGATGCGGCTAACGGACTTTTTCTAAATTGATCTAATAAAGATTTAACAACTGCTTCAGTGGTTGTTTTTGCACCTGTGTATAGTTTAGTTGTTGCTAAACCTAAAGCACCACCTGTAATGGGTGTGTTTTTTGCAAGTTCAGATCCTGTTGTTCTAAGTATGCGTTCTGCACTCGTGGATGGTTCTCTAACTCCTTTGTTAAAAAAATCAGCAAGACCGTTTACTTCATCATCTTCTATCATTCCTGCTTTAGCTAAACCTTTTGCAATGCTTTTAATACCTGCATCAGGAAAATAAAAGAGAGTTTCATTAAAACCCGCTAAAAGTTGTTGCGTCAATCCTAAAGTAGAATTGTTATTACGCATATTTAAAATCTCTTTAGTTAAAACTTTAGCATCATCTACATTACCAGCAGCGTCTGCTTTAATTAAACTATCTTCTAATTCTTTTAGAGTGTATGACATTATCTGTATTTATTTAATAGTTGATCTACAAATGGGTTTTGTTCTGTAGGATCTATAGGTATTTCGTATGGATCCGATGCTACGGCCTGTCCAGTTAATGCTGATTTTGCGTTATCTGACATAGTTTGTAAACCGTTATATAAAGTTGTTAATTGTATTTTTGCTTTTTGTGGATCTAAAAAGATTGCAGACTCATCAGGTAACATTTCTAATAATCTGTTTACTTCTGCTACAGGAAATTTAGGATTATCAGTTAATTGTTTTACAATTTTTTCTTTTACTAATTTATATTCCTGTGTTGCTTGTTCCACTTCAGGATTAATTAAATATTTATCAATAAAATCAGGAGTTATACCAGCAATATTACCACCTGCTCGTGCAAATTTATTACTAATGCCAAAAATATTGTCAGTTTTATCTATGGATCGTTTTAATTCAGGTAAAGCCTCGTCTATGTTAGATATTCTTGTTTTATGTTTTTCTAATTGTTTTTTGGTAAAATCTCCTGGCTTTAAATAAGATTCAATTACTATACTATCTTTAATTCCTTTATCAGTTGCTGGTAGCATTTTTTCCTGTTGTTTTGTTGTAGCTGGTAAAGTTGTCTGCTGTTGTATAGTTTCTGTATTTTGTAATGGCCCACCTGAAGTTTCTATCTTTTGTGATATAGGATCAAACGTAGTAAAAGTTCTTGTATCAGGATTAAATTCTATTTGAAGATTGCCATCAACTATATCTGTAGCTTTATTAAGAGCTTCGGTGTCAGTTAAATTTGGATCAGTAGCCTGTAATCGAGTAACTAAACCTTTAATCTTAGATACTCTTGCAGTATCTTCTTCAGGTTCTAATGCTTTTCTAACTTGTGCAGATTGTAAAGCTCCACCAAATATTGCTTTACCTAGAGGTTGTCCTTGTGCAATAGCAAGACCAATGTTTACTCTTGGATCACCTAACAATCCAGTAAGTGTGTTGCCACCTTGAGGGGCAGCAAAGAAACCACCTTCGTTTGATGAGAAAAACCCTCTAGGGTTTGTAAATGGGTTTGTAAATCCGTTTGCCATAATTATCTCCTATAGAAATCCTGTTCCGCCTAATATAGCACCTGCTATCGGCCCTGCAGGGCCTAAAACAGATGTTAAAGCACTACCAGCTACAGCTCCACCAAAGGCACCGCCTAGTCCACCTGATTGAGTGCCTGGCCCAGTGTTTACACCTGTAGGGAAACCACTGGCAATTGGACTAATAAGTCCAGCATATTGTTGTAATTGTTGCATTGGTGCTTGTTGACCAAATTGAAATCTTGCAATCTGATCTTGTAATTGTCTACGGGCTAAATCTTCATAAGCAGAACCTACGCCACCTAAGTCAGCGATTGCTCCTCGTCTACGCATATCTAAACCTTGTTGAATACCTGGTAATGCTCCTGCTGCTTGTAATTGTCGACCAAAAGCAGACTCCATACCTGATTGCTCTCTACCTCTTTCTTGTGAGGCTAATTGTGCTGCAAGTGGTGCATAGGCTTGAGTAACACCTCTAGCTACCGCTTGTTGAGCCATAGGCGAGGTACCAGTTCTACCCATATTACCAAACTGTGATTGTACTGAACCTAGTACGTCTGAAGTTATGCCTTCACGAATACCTGATAAATAGTCAGCTTGTGGAGTTAATTGACCATAAGATGATTGAGGACTTGCTGCAAACTGACCAAAGGTTTGTGCAGCTTGTGCTTGTAATGGAGAAGTTTGAGCTTGTTCTAAAGCTGCAGCTTGTTGTAAATTAAGTGCTTCTTGAGTTTGTTGAGCAAAAGGAACTACAGTGCTACCTGGAAAGAATGATCTTCCTAAACCACTTCGGTAAATGTTTTGTGCTTCACCTAATATATCCTGCAAAAACGGTTCTGCAGGTGCGTAAGGCTCTGTTCTTTGTGTAGTTGTTTGGTTTCCACCGCCACTTGACATACTTAATTCTCCAATTTCTTTTCTAATAAATAATGGGTTGTCTTAAACCCTTGTTTGTTTAATATTTTTGACCAACCTGGTCTGGCATAAGTTTCAAAGTGTGTACACTTATTACTTTTAGCCCATTTTTCTATATCGTGCAATCCATCTTGCCAATCTTTTCTATTCTTACCTGTACAGATAAAGATATTAGCGACTTTACTATTTGGTCTTTCTATAATTCTAGTCACTACTACCGCTTTAAGTTTAGTTTTGGCTTCTTCATCCCATGCTAACCATAGCTGGTTATCACCACTTACACACGCCTCATATACATCTGAGGTATTAAAATGGTGTCCTGAATAAGCTAATGCCTTAGTAATTGACTCATCTACTAAGTTCCAAACTGTCTCTATGTTTTCTTGTGGTATCTGTACAATCCCAATCATGTAATTTCTAAATAACTACATATAACATGCAGATCATTTGCATTTTCAGCTTGTATTTTTAATTCTTCATCTGTATTCATAACTAAAGGATTAGTTAATAATTCAGTAGTTGTTTTAGCAGCTATATCTTTTTGTTTAAATAAACTAAATACATCATTACCCGTATTAAGTAAAGTAACTGTGATTTCACAAGCATTACTGGCATCATCATTAGAAACAAGTATTGACTTTACTATACTTACAGTAGCTGCAGGTGATGTATATAAAACTGTATCATTAGTTGTAGTTAAATCTACCTTTGAGTTTTTATAGGTATGTGCCATTACTCAACACTTTCTTTAAAACCATTACTTAAATTTTTGTGAAACTCATCTAGAGCATTGTGTTCACAGTTAGCACATTTACAAGTTACACAGACACCACCATTACCACAATGACAACTATGTTCGCAATTCTTACATTGATCTATGCTAGAAACCATGATGCTACCTCTTGATTTTCATCGTTGTGATAACGAATTAATTGATTAGTAAGTTCTTCTACAATTAACTGAAACTCCTCAGTTGAGTCAATGTTTTGATAGATGTACTGTAGGTCTATTTTACTAGCCATTATCTACCACCCATAAAACCACGCCCTATGCCAGTTGATCTAGACGCATCATCCCTTGCTTTGTTTGTTCCAGCTCTTGACTCAGCTCTACCTGCTTCTGTACCTTGTCTTGATTTACTTGGATCTGATTTGGCACTAGTAATACCACGTTGTGCATCAGTCATAGCTATTCTATCTAATTGTTCTTGTGATGCAGTTTTTGCAAATTCTTTTGCTATTTCTGCTCGTCTTTCATCTGCATTAGCAGTCATTGCTTTATTAATAGCTTCAGCGTTCAATCTTGAAAAATCTAATGCTGTTTGTGTACCATAAGTATTTTCAATTCTTTCGTAAATATCGTTGGGATCATCTCCTATACCTAGTAAACCTTTTGCCACATTCATAGGTGTGTAACCAAGCAAACTATTTACAGTAGTTGCTAATTTAGCATCTAAGGAATTTGGATCAAGTTGTGTAACTGTTCCATCAGGATTAAATCTAAAAGCTCTACCACCAATAACTTCAGTTGAAACACCTGGCCCCATACGATCACGACCACCGCCTCCTCTTTCTTGCATAGTAGTAGTAGATACGTTAGATGGTATATTACCAGTCATAGGTATGTTACCATATTGGTTAAATGCACCTGGTGTGTAAGTACCCATGTTACCAAAGTTAAATCCTGCACCTGGTGCAAAAGCACCTGGTGTATATGTTTGTTGAGACAAATTTGGCACTTGAAACTCATTACCAAGAAATCTATTCTGTGCAATAGGTTGACCAAATGAAGTTGTTACATAGTCAGAAGCTAAATTAGGATTGTAGTTACCAAACAAGTTCGTGTTTTTTATTTGGTTGTTGAGTAATCCTGCAGATTGTTGTAATTGTTCCAAAAATGTCATTATCTATATCCTTCTTTGATTGCTTCTACGTCAATACCTTGTGCATCTGACCAAGTAGTACCTGCTGGTATTTGTAAGTTAAATTTAAAATATCTTGCTGATTTGTGAAACGGTATCGTTCCTGTTGAGTGCATACTTGCAGCACTAGTAGTTGTAGCAGAGTCAGCAACTCTATTACGAAAACTTACTGTACCTGTAGCAGAACTTGTATCTACAATAGGTCTAACGTGTGTTACTAATGATCGGTTCATAGGAAATACTTCTGTCTCGCCAGTTCCAATAGCAGCTTCTAGTGCATCTCCTTCAAATGAGCCTAATTTGTGATCTGTATCAAATACGCCTAAAGTTCGTAGACCACCAATAAATGCTGGGCTATCTAAAGATACAGTAATTGCATCTATGTCGTTAGTGCCTGATGCTGGATAATCATCTAGCTCTTCTAATGTAAGACCAGGTGACAAGCTATCAACGATAACTTCGTGATCTAATTCTACCAATGACCATCTATCACTTGCTATGTGGTATATAATAATTTTATCGTTTTGTGTACCTGAGTTGTTACCAGTAGCAGATGGATATGACCACATAACTAATTTATTTTCATGGTCATAAGAAGCTCTGACACGTTCTCTTAATGCAGTTTTTAAATCATTGTAGAAAAAACGGTCTACTTTGTTGGCACCAATAGGTTTTGATTGTGTACCATTAGTTACATAAAAACCATCTTCTGATAAATAGTACACAAGATTACCAACTTGAATTACGTTCTTACCTTGTACCGCACCTTTGTTTTCTTCTATACGTCTAAATGAGAACACTACATTACCACCACGATAGTCTACTCTAGTAATACGTGACTCTTGAAATATCAAACCATACTGACCACCAGTAATACCAGTGATAACTCCACCTTCAGGCAACACTTCAGAATCAGCTTGGTTTACACCTGCAGTCCATGAAGTCGGATCGTTAAAACTTGACCACTGTACTTTGTTCTGTGCAGTTGGTTGAAAACCTGTAACTAAAAAATTACCAATCACTGCAGCATGTCTAAAAGCTGGTGGTGATCCTGACAATGCAGCAAAATCAGATGATGAATCCAATGTGTACGCTTGTGGTGCATCATCACCATTAAAAGCTACTACAACTTCACCAAACCTTACAAAGTCCCAATACCCTTCATCAGAGTAACTAAATGTAGTGCCACCACTTTCATCAACAAAAGCATTTGCTGTTAGTTTGTATAATTTGGTAGCATCACCTGCAAAGATAGATACGACACCACTGTCTGATTTAAAGGCTTTAGCACCCTGACATCTTGCATCCAGTGCGTTACTTGAGGTAACTGAAATATTGTTAAATGGTCGATAACTGTTTACTGCAGGAAAAACATTCTTTGCCTCAGTAGCACCAGGATTCACATGATCGGGTAGGTCAGGTAGCCATTCTCCAAAAGGTACTTGCATTATCTTACGTTATCAATGTTGTTAATATTTATACCTGATCGTTGTACTAATGGTGTAGCGTTATATTTATCTTTTTCATCTGCAAGTTCTACTTGTTGTAGTGCAGCTTCGTATTGACCTTTGAACTGAGCAACAGTTTGTGGATCCATACCACGAATAAACGTACTAGCAAAATATAACGAACCGTAAAGATATACGTCAGGATGATTAGTTAGAATATGATTGGTTGTGGTTGATGCACTTAAACTATCAAACGCTTTATAAAATACTATAGTAGCCGTGTAGGTGCTATCAGGTGAAGGACTAAATCTAAAGTTTGTACCCTCAATAGAGTATGCACGTGGTCTACCACTTTCTGAACCACCTTGTGTTTCTGCTTGATGAAACGGTGTCATAAACTGCAAAGCTGTTTTAGGATTTGTAGCTAAAATAAAACTGCGTGTTTGCAAGAAACCAGTGGGTAGTGCTTCGGTTTCAGCATCAATGCTAAATGAAGTGTTAACTGTCTCCATAGCACGTACTCGTAGTCTACGATTAAAATCTGCTTCTGTTAGTTTGATAAAATCTACAATCTCTGTAGTAAGATCATCACGTGCTAGAAAGTTAGCGATTGCTGTTTGTAAGTTTGCGTATGTATCTAAAGCCATTATAATCTTTTATCTCCTGTTCTAAAATACATATACTCATTACTGTTAACCATTTCACGTACCAAACTTTTTTGTTGTTCGTTATCTAGCTTGTAAAAGTTAGAATGACCAAACCGTTCTTTAGTTTTTACTTTTAACGCAATTAGGGGTATCTGTGCAATACGTTGAAACTCACCTTTTTGTGCTTCAGGTATATGATTACGAAATATCTTATTTTGTTCTAAGATTGGTGTAGTATCTTGCGAACTTTTAACAACAAGTTTGCGTGTGCCTCTGTCGATGTGTACATCCTGATTAGGGTTGTAAATGTCATCCATGTTACAGCTCCGTAGTATCTACATTGTAAGCATCAACCAATACTCTCCAACCATAAGTGTCTGACATAAACACAAGTCCAATACCTGTATTTTCAGTGGTAATAGTAAGGTCTGCTGTTGCACCTTGTATTTTTTTACCGTTTCTAGCTACGGTTAAATTGTTGTTATCAAAAGATGCAGCACTATCTAGTATGTGTATTTCATCACCAACTGCAGGGGATGCAGGTAAAGTAACGGTAAATGCACCACCTGAAGTGTCTGCAAGTATTCTGTCTCCAGCTACTGCGGTAAAGTTTGCAGTGTAAGCAACCCATCTTTTAGCAAAGCCATTAATAGCACCAGTAGTTGTGATAGTATCAATAAACGCATCCTTAAAGTACAAAGAGGAAGTACCTAAGTCTACATCTGAATCTGTTTCAGGTGCAAATACGCCATCAGCTAAAGTAGCTTGTACAGTACCTGCACATCTAAAGCTAAATTTGTCTGCACTGTGATCGTAAAAAATTTCACCTGAGTTAATAGATGAATTATCTCCGAATTGTATAATACCTATGTTGTTTAAATTACCTGAAATAAAAATGCCTGGTCTAGTATCATCTTCAACAAATATTGGTGCTAGTGAACTTTGGTTTGAATGATTTACCGCATCTCTTACTACGTGTAACTTAGCAAGTGGTGTGCCTTCATTTACACCAACACTTACAGGTATATCCTTAAATATATTTTCTATAGTCATTTTCTTAGTGGCAGTTGCACTGGTGTCTACTATAGGTAATACATCATCTGATGCACTAGACGTTAATGCTGTTAAATCACTAATCTTACTATCAGCCATGTTTTATCCTCTTTCTTAATACTTTTAATCTTTGTTTGTTCTTAGTTTGTTGTTTTGTATCTTTTTCTTTTGACTTCAATACGTCAACTAATTCACTAAATTTCATTAGTTTTGAATTGGCGTATCAGTCTCATACGATACACCGACACCTTGTTCAAGTATGATGTTATCGCCACCCTCTTTTAAAAGGTAGGTTAAATCTTCTAATAATATTGCATCATTCGGTACGTCAGTTCTACGGTTACGATACCTGTCCTGACTACGAATTGATATAAAACCTGGTCGCATTATTGACTTAGTTCAGTTACTCTTGCAGTTCCTGTAGTAGAACCAATTCTTAAAAATGCAACTTTATCAGCACCAGCAACTCTTAAATACTCTACAGTAAAAGCTGGTAATATAAATGATGATGAACTTGCAGTTGGTGCAGAAGAAATTTCTACATAAGCATCTACAGTTGAAACTATTCTAATATCTCTTGTCTGTGCATTAAAAGCACTTGAAGCAGCAGATGAGTCAGCTACGGCTACAGTCTGAGTAGCACCTGGTTTAAATGTTGTTGGAGCTTTAATCATTTTTTTTCCTTAAATAAAAGGGAGGGGCCGAAGCCCCTCACCTAATTAGTTTTATTGGTTGATGTCAAGAATGATGCCGTGTGCAGCTTCATTTCTAACTTCAAGAGTATACTCAACTAAAAGTTGTTTCTTCTCAGAGTCACCAGTTTTGGCAAGATCCTGAACTTGGAAATCTCTTAGGTAAGCAGTTGCCATCATATCACGCTGAATGATAAATACATCTTTAGCGTCTGTAACAGCCATTACTCTGTTTGGTACCACTCTTAGGTCTCCGAAGTCTGAAGAATATACGTCAATAGCCGCAAATTCTGTCTTAGCTTCAGCAGGGCCAAAACGAGTTGTATTAGCGTTGAAACCTGAAATTACTTGTTTCACAGATGGTGGGCATACTAACATGTCCATTTCTCCACCTGACTCATACACCTCTTTGATAACAGTCTTAAGGATTGTTTCAGTTAAATCCCTGTCTGTTCCTGAACCTGGTAAGTCAGTACCTGAACCAGTAGAAAGTGAACCAGAAGTTCCTGCATCACCGTTAGTTTTTAACCAAGTAGGAATAGATCCTAGCTCTCTAGCAGCAGTTGCAGAACCTGATACTTGTATATTCGGTTCGATTAGATCGAACTCCATATCTTTCTTTAGTTCTTTTGATTTTTTAGCAATCTGATAAGCCATTTCATCAGCTCTACCTGCAGCGTCAACAGCAGATTGAGTTCCTGAAAGTGCTATCACTTTGTCAGCAATTTGACAAAAGTTGAAAGCTCTAGTTGTTGCACTTAGTGCATCGATAGTTGCGTCATCACCTTCAATAACTGCGTTAGTTGCAGGTGTAGCGAGACTATCTAATTGCCATTCGTGTTTTGTAGACTTAGCTGCAGTTCTAGGAATTGCAGAAAGTATAGGAGTATCTTCGGGAGAAATGTTATAAATTACATCCACTAAATCCTCTCTAATACCTACCGTCTCAAACGTATCGAATAAGTTTGTTGGTTGTGCCATGTGGCCTCCTTGTTATTAGTTAGATTAAATTACGAAAAAACTTGGCAGCATCTCTGACTTGCCCAGTCTTACGTAGTTTTGAGAGTTGTTGACGTCTCGCCTCTGCATTAACCTGACCTTTACTTTTCGCCACTCCACCTTTGACAACTTTAGGAGCATTAGCCACTTTTTTCTTTATTCCTGGCTTTGCTTTTTGTAGATTACGATAGTTCATCGCATCTTTAACAAGCATCACGTATCTGTGATCGTATACGCTATTAATTTCATTGTCATTAAATCCTATGTTGCCCAAATAGTCTCGCATTTGTTGTTTAAAACGAGGGCCTTTTTGCTCATCCATTAATTCAGGGACTTTTTGACTTAGAAGTTTTTGTTGTTCAGATAAGTATTTGTTAAACTCTTGAGCTTGTAACTCTTGAGTTTGCTGTGATACTTGAGCTAATTGTTCATGCTTTTTACGCATCTTATGCTCTAATCTTGCAGCTTCTACTGGATCTTCTTCATATAACTTCTCAAAATCAACTTCTGCGTATTCTTGTTGTAGTTGTGCTTGTGCAGCGTTGTTAAGTTCGTTCAGCTTAGTAAGTTTAGCTTCAACGTCTTTTTTGGATCGTTCAACAAATTCGCTTGACTGGTTTCTTTCCTGTGCAAGTTCCTGTGTTTTACGAGTGTAATCTGCATTTCGTTGATACCCTTGAATTAACTCTTCTAGGTTGACCGACAAATCTGTACCGTCTATGGTTACAGTGTACATTGGTTCCTCAGAGTTCTCTTGTATATCACTCGACTCAGATGTTTCTTCTGCCTCATAAGACTCTGTCTCATTAGGACTTTCAGTTTCTTCAGTAAGAAGTCCTTCTTCTTCTGTTTCTACTGTTTCGGTTGGCTCCTCAGATACTTCTGTAGGAGCAGTTTCAACAGGTGCAGATTCATTATTAGTCATCAGACCTTTAATAAGATTTCCTGCATCTATTACGTTAGTTGCCTGGCTATCAGCCATAACAGCCTCCTTTTTTTAAATTTTACACTCCTTATCAGGTTGGTGTATTCGATTTAAGTCGAATTCTTTTTGATGTCGTTAAGTTGTACACTAGCTAATTTACCAGTGTCCATAACGGTTCGAAAATGGTTTTCTACCTTGTCAGTAAGGTGATAGGCTAACCACAAAATTTTTCTTTCTTCATCTTCATCGTGTTTGGTAGCCAACAAAGCATTTTGATATTCTTGTTTTAAAACTTCAAATGCTTCTTTAAATAATGGTTCGTCTAGCAATAACTTTGCTTTTTCACCACGTGATCTTTCAGATTCTAAACTATTCTTTTGCATTATTAGGGTTTACCATAGTTCGTGCTACTTGGTCAAGTTCACTAAGTGCAGATTTTTGTTGTTCAAGCAAAGATTTTTGTGCTTGTTCTTGGATTTTCCCTTGTTGTACTATTTCTTCTTTAGCCAACATCGCATTGTTACGTAGTTCAGTTTCGTTAATTCTTGTACCGTATTGTAATTCTAGTTCTTTAATACGAGTTTCAAACTTCAAAATCATTTCTTGATAATCTTTTTCTAATTGTTTTATTTTCAGTTCGCTATCAATTTGTTTTCTGTAGTTCTCACCTTGAACTTGAAGCTGTGAAACTTTTTCAAACTCGGTAGGTTGTGGTGGCTGTGGTGGTGGCATGTTTTGCATACCAACATCAGGATCAGTAAAGAACGCATTAGGATTTTTAAGACCAGCGTTTTCTACAATCTTACTGAGCGTGTTGTAAATGTTACGTAAGTTAACCATTGGCCCAACAGCAGAACCTTGTAGTTCTAAACCTTTTAGCTGAGTTTGTAATATGTTATTTAAAATAGCAAGTTGTTGATCTCTTGAACCAGTACCAAGTCCTACACTTATAGAAATGTTGCAACGGTTACGCCATTCCATAGGTCTAAACGGTACAAAGTTATTTCTTATTTTAATAATTCTTTCTTTGTCTTGGTGTTTGACAACTAATTCAAACATTTTTAAGAACATGTCTTTAACACCAGTCTCAGCAAAGATACGTGCAATAAGTTCTACACGCATTTGTGCTTGAGATAATATTGTGTTTACACCTGTTGCTGTTTTATTTAACGAGTCAGCATCCATACCTTGTGAGTATCGAGTGATACCTGTGCGTTGCTCTCTTACCGTGTCAAGATATTCCAACATAGGGAACGCTTGATTGTTTATAGTTTGCGTTTGCATTGGCATCATTACTTGACCAGGTGAACCTTTAGTTCTAACTACGCCACCAGGTCTGTTGGTTAATAGGTCATCAAGGTTGACCTGTCCATCCATAACTGCAACTCGGTTGTTGTTAGTTAGATACATGTTGTCTAGTAACTGACGCATAACTGTAGACTTGATTAACTGTAAGTCCTCAGTCATTTCAGATACAGAACGACCATAAAATCTGTGTGGTACCATAATAGGTGTTACAGATACAAACGGTACGCTGTCGCATAGTTCGTTATCAAGTATCGTATAACCTTCAGTGCCTGCTAAAGTTATTTTTCTTAACTTAGCAATACCATCACCTTCTTCATCAATACGAATGTAACACTCGTAGATAGATATTTCATCAGTGCTTTCTTCACCTGCATTACTGTCGTAGTCGTAATCTAGGTTTCTAAATCTTGTAGTTTTTTCTTCGTTGTATTTGTCTTGTGAGTCTGCAGGTAAACTATAAACCTTATCACTGTCAAACCCAGCTTCAATAAGTTGTGTTCTTGTAGCTGTAGTTCGGTGTGCTACAAAGTTTGCATCTTCAATACTTTTAGCTCTACGTTCAATAAGAAACTCTTCAGGTGGTATAGCTTCTATTTTTACTTTACCGTAAGTTTCTTCACGTTCAATTACCACATCATGTAAGTTTGGTATTGGTGTGTTTTCTATTTGGTCTAGCACCATAGGATCTACAGGCTGTCCTGATTCTTCTATCTGCTCTAGTATTTTATTTTTTTCTTTCTTTGCACTTTCATCTTCGTACTCAGTGTGTTCTTTTGCTACTACACCATCTTCATCCAACAACATAGTGTATTCATCTTCACTAAGTTTCTCGTATGTCTCACGTTCTACTTTGTTTGATGTGTTCCAATAAATTTTAGCTACACCATTTTTTTGTATTAGTGCATCTTTAAATAGTGTGTAAAGGGTAATAAAGCCATCGTTGTCTTTGTTAAAGACGTAGTTTAAATAGTCACTAGCTTGTTTTGCAACTTCTTCATCTTCGGCAGTAACAGGCTCACACTTAACAATCTCATCACTAGCTGCAAAGGTTCTAAGTAGTGTTGGTAGGATTGACTCAATAACATCAGATACGTCTGTTGATACAACTTGTGATCTACCTTCTTGCTCGTTACCAAACGGTTCACCGAAATAATATTCTAATGATTTTTGTCTTTGTTCTGTAATGTCAGAACCAATGTAACCTAAAGATGCTTTGATCTCTGAGCTAACTATCGAGCCAACTTCTAATTCTGTAAGTGGTTTACCTTTTGCCATATTAAACTATATACCTTGTATCTACGTTAATTTCTCTTGTCCATACACTAGCAGTGCCAGGATCTATTGCACAGCCATATCTAAAACTATCGGCTCCATGTGATGCCCAGTTGTGCAAGGGTTTATTTTTAAATGTTTGCATTTTATCATCAAACTCTTTGCGGTATTGTCGCAAACAATCAATACCATACTTACATCGGTTTTTATCAAACCAACATTGATCTAATGTATTTCTTACCGCCTCAATACCATGTTGTATTTCTAGCTTTGGACATACATCAAAGTTAATACCTAAATCATAGGCAACCTCTAAACGAGATTTACCTGTACCTAATTCTCTAGCTACAATATCATGTGGTGCTACATGACGGCTGTAGTTGTAACCTTTATCTTCTAAAACACCAGCATAGTGTGCCAGTGACTCACCTGAAGTTTCATAGTAATCTATCAGATGTATTTCGTTGCCAGTGCGTTGTGCAAACCAAATTGAAGTAGAATCACCTATACCTAAGTCCCACCAGGTTTCTACACCAATACTATCATCGTAATCTACATCAGTGATGCGATTTTCTTTTTCAGCTTTTTGTATTTGTTTGCCATAATAGGCCCCACTGACTGCAGCTTGGAAGCTACATTCATACTCTTGCTCATATTGATCTTCTGGCATAGTAGCTCTAGCAGATTCAAGTTCTTGAGCATCGATAATTTCTGTTTCACTTGCTCTATAAAGTTGTGCATACCAATCCTTTCCTGTTCGTTTTGCAAAATCATATACATCCCAAAACTGATTATGCCCCATAGGCGTACCAATAAAAATAACATAACCTAGTTTATCACTGATGGCAGGTCTGACAACCTCTGTCCATGTACGTGGTGACATGAGAGCAAACTCATCCATACATACACCGTCAAAACCTAAACCTCTAAGTGCATCGGGATTGTCCGAGCCGAAGATTTGTATACGTGATCCATTCCATAGATCAACCTTCAGTTCGGTTTCGTGACGTTTACCACCAAGTTTCATTAAGGGTTCTGTATATTCTTTTAAATAGTCGTAAGCGACTGCTTTACCCTGGCGATAGGTTGGTGCAATATACGCCAATCTTGCGTTTTGTATTTCACATGCAGTCATAATTAAATGATTGATGGCAAATACAGTCTTGCCAAATCTGCGATGACAGCAGATGACATTAAATCTTCTTAGATCGTTGTGTATCTTTTCTTGTAGTGGTCTTGGTTCGTAAGGTATTTCTAATTCCATTACTTACGTCTATTCCAACGCTTTTTCCAAATCCAACTTTGTAATTTAGCTAATATCTTTTCTAACATATTAAGAACTTTAGTCATTAAGGATTTTGTTTATGTATTTTTGTGTTTCTTTTGGTAACTTATTAAAGTTAGAACCTTTTTTACGCCATTTGTCAACATTGCCTGGCCCCCAATTAAATGCAGCTAATGCACTTACCGTATCATTGTCATAACGGTCAAGCATAGCATTAAAATATTGTGTACCAAACCTTACGTTTTCAACAGGGTCAAATGGATCCTCTAATGGGTCAACACCAAAACCAGGTTGTTTTGCAGTATCATCCATAATCTGCATTAAACCTTTTGCACCAGTACGTTTGTTTACAGCTTTTGGATCACCTGAACTTTCAGCCATAATAATCTTTTGTATTAACGGATCAGTTGTAACATCCTCACCTTCTAACAAGCCTTTAAACTCACGAGGTAAATTTGCTGTAATAACTTTGTTAGCTATTGATAGCAAACCTTTTATACCATCAATCACGTTTCTTTTTTCTCCAGCCAATGCTAACATTGACAGGCTTATCGTCATCACCACTAATAGTGCTATTAACCGAAGATAACCTTGAGTGTACATACGGTGCTGCTTTCTCTGCTGCCCACATTTTCTTCTCAGGGCTAGTTTTTTTAGTGTTAAGTATGTTTAACATGTAATCAAGCGGTGTTACAGTACCCTTGTTAAGCATTTTCTCTAAGCGTTCGTGTCTTGTTCCGTTTTTAACGCCTTTTGGTCTACCTGAACCTTCTCTTTTGCCGCCATGTTTCATTTTTGTATCTTTCTTTTATTACCAATTCTTGCAAGACCAAAATCTTGCGGTTAATTTTGATGGTGGTGACGTATCACATCGGTGTCTAGCACGAAAAGACTTACGTCTACCAGGCATAGATTTCTTTATTGATAAATTTGGGTCACCATACCGTATTAATTTTACTTGTTTGCCTTGTTTTGCAAGTACCGCAAACTTTTTGGACTTACCTGGTGTGCGTTTTGGCTTATTGTAACCTGAAAAGCGTTCTCCTCTGTATGTAATAGCCATTTTGACAGTTAATATCCTTATTTTTTATATTTTATGTACGTAATTTTTCATGTATAGCATAGCTATATGATGAATCTATTTAATATTTACGGTGTTTTTTTAGTTATGTTTTTAAGTGCTTTATTAGTGCAAATATCAGCGTAGTTAAGCCATAAACTTTCTGTTTTTAGCTTGTAACTTTTTGTTTTCTTTTAGTTTTGCAAAGTCAGCACCTGTTATTGCATTTCTTGGTTCTGCAACACGTGCAATCTTCATTTGTTTTTTACTTAGTTTTTTTCCCATTACTTTTCCTTTTAGCAAATGTTCTAACATTAGTGGGTTTACCACCAACCCCTTGTGCTTTCGATCGTTTACGTGAGACTGCAGACTTAATCTGTGCTGCGGTCATACCACGTGCTTTTGATCTTGGCACACACTTAGGGTATTTACGTTTAGATTTAGTCGCTGATTTACGGCCACATGGTTGAAACTTACCGTTCTTCTTTTTGGCTCCAATATCAACCCAATCCCCTTTTGACCCTTTGCCAAACCATGCAGTTAATCCACCAGTAGGTTTAGCCATTACTTAGAGCGGTATCCGCCACCACGTTTTTTATAGGTACGTACTAAATATGCATTAGCATAAGCCGAAGGGTACACCTTAAATTTACGCTTAGTTTCAGCTTTGACCCTAGCGTATAAGGCTTTGTTAGTAGGGATTGCTTTTTTTTTAGCCACTACTTACCAACCTTTTTTTGTGCAAGTTTATGTGCTTGCGTAAATGTCTTACCAGCTAACATAGATTTTTTCATAGCTGCCATGTGCTTTGCAGTATGGTGTTTACTATGTTTTTTCATAGTAGCTTTTTGTCGAGCTGTAAGTTGTTTCTTCATTACTTCTTTTTACCTTTTTTCTTCTTTTTTTTCTTCATTGATGGTCTGCCTTTAACAGATCCGTATGTTCCTTTACCCATTGGCATGATAGTTCTCCTTTGTTAGTGTTTAAATTGATTTTAAGGTACCTTACAGACGTAATTACTCTATAAGGGTTGCTGGTACCATATTAAGGTTACCTGCTACGGTACGTCTCTCTCCACCCCCTTCAAAGGGATAGACACA